ATTCCACTCAGAAAAATCACTGATTTTAAGAGTAAGTTAACTGGTGGTGGTGCAAGACCCAATCTCTTTGAAGTTGAGTTAGCATTCCCAGGTGCCGTTGGTGTCGATAATGACACTCTCCAAAAAGCAAGATTCCTTGTTAAGGCAGCGGCACTGCCTGCATCAACAGTTGCTCCAATTGATGTTCCATTCAGAGGTCGTGTTCTCAAGATCGCTGGTGATAGAACATTCGAGACTTGGACAATCACCGTCATCAACGATACTGACTTCTCCATTCGCTCAGCATTTGAGAAGTGGATGAACACAATCAATAAAATGAATGATGGCACTGGACTGACTGATCCAGAGGCATATCAAGCAGATGCATATGTTTATCAGCTTGCCCGCGATGGTGGAATTCTCAGATCTTATCATTTCTATGATGTATTCCCAACGAATATTTCAACAATTGACCTGAGTTATGAAACCACTGACACCATTGAAGAGTTCACTGTAGAACTTCAAGTTCAGTGGTGGGAAGCATCGAGAGGTACATCTCCCGCTGCTGGCGGAGAAGACATCGCCTAAATAGTGTAACAACAGTCTAAGATAAGATTATAATGGCAAAACTTTTTGGTTTTTCTATTGAGGATTCAGAAAAAAAATCTAAGAGTATTGTTTCCCCCGTCCCTCAAAATAATGAGGACGGGGTTGACAATTATATCTCTAGTGGTTTTTATGGTTCATATGTAGACATTGAAGGTGTCTACCGAACTGAGTTTGATTTACTCAAAAGATATAGAGAGATGGCACTCCATCCAGAATGTGATGGTGCTATTGAGGACGTTGTGAATGAGGCAATTGTTAGTGATCTTTATGATTCTCCAATTGAAATTGAACTATCAAATCTTAATGCAACCGATAAACTAAAAAAAGTTATTAGAGAAGAATTTAGATATATCAAAGAACTTCTTGATTTTGATAAGAAGTCTCATGAAATTTTTAGAAATTGGTATATAGATGGAAGACTTTATTACCATAAAGTAATCGATCTCAAAAAACCTCAGGAGGGCATTAAGGAACTGAGATATATTGATCCAATGAAAATGCGGTTTGTCCGCCAAGAAAAGAAGCAAGACAAAAATATACTGGGTCCAAATATTGCAAATAGTAGAAATGAAAATAATGCAATAGCACCAGAGATTGAAGAATATTTTCTCTACACCCCAAAAGCACAATATCCAACAAATACTTACAGTAGTTCTGGAGCTTCCAAAGGAACTAAGATTGCGAAAGATGCAATTACATATTGCACTTCAGGTTTAGTTGATAGAAACAAGGGTACTGTTCTTTCATATCTTCATAAAGCAATCAAGGCACTCAATCAACTTAGAATGATTGAGGATTCTTTAGTCATCTATCGTTTGTCCAGAGCACCTGAGCGTAGAATTTTCTATATCGATGTCGGCAATCTTCCCAAGGTGAAGGCAGAGCAATATCTTCGTGATGTTATGATGCGTTATCGTAATAAGTTGGTTTATGATGCAAATACTGGTGAAGTTCGTGACGATAAAAAGTTCATGAGCATGTTGGAAGATTTTTGGCTTCCAAGAAGAGAAGGTGGTCGTGGTACAGAGATCTCCACACTTCCTGGTGGACAGAATCTTGGAGAACTTGCAGATATTGAATATTTCCAAAAGAAACTCTATAGATCACTTGGAGTTCCCGAATCAAGAATTGCTGCTGAGGGTGGATTTAATCTTGGACGTTCTTCAGAAATTCTGAGAGATGAACTCAAGTTTGCCAAGTTTGTTGGTCGTTTGAGAAAGCGTTTTGCTCAAATGTTCAATGATATGTTGAAAACGCAATTGATTCTCAAGAACATTGTGTCACTTGAAGATTGGGAAATTATTTCAGATCACATTCAATATGATTTCTTATATGATAATCAATTTGCAGAACTGAAGGAAACTGAAATGCTCAATGAGCGTCTTGGTGTTCTTGCATCTATTGAACCGTATATTGGAAAGTATTATTCTACTGAATGGGTTCGCAGAAAAGTTCTTCGCCAGACCGATGCAGAAATGATCGAGATGGATGAACAGATTGAACAAGAAATTAAAGACGGAATTATTCCGGATCCAAGTACAATCGATCCAATCACGGGAGAGCCATTACCACAAGAAGGTGATCCACAAATGTTGGGTGATGTACCTATGGAACCAGAAATTAATGGTTCTGCCACACAGGTAAAAGAACCTAAAGGCGGCGAAATATAAATAAAGAATATAGTTATATTAACTTTTTATGGAAGAAATTGTAAATTTGATCGGATCTGATGCCTCCGCTTCGGATATTAGCGACAAAATTAAAGACGCTCTTTATGCTAAGTCGGCACAAAGAATTGATGCTATTCGTCCAACCGTAGGTGCAACCGTTTTTGGTGACAATCAATCATCTGAGGAACAAGAATAATGTCAAGGACTAGATTAATTGGTGATGAAGTTGCATTAGGAATTAATGCGGCAGGTGGATCTAGCATATCAAATGCTACCGTCGTTAGATTATACAATGGAGTTGGAAGCACTGCTGTAGTAAGTATGGCAAGTACCGTTGGTGCTGCAGATACAGTTTCTTTCAGTATGCCTGCTGGTCATGTTGAATTATTGGAAAAAACGGCAAGTTATGTTATTTGGGCAGATAGTGCTGCTGTAAGAGCAACAAAAGTAGGATTTACTGGATAAACAAATGAAACTTATCACAGAAGAAATTTCAAACGTACAGATTATCACCGAAGGTAAGGGTGCGGCTAAAAAGATGTACATTGAGGGTGTATTCCTTCAAGGTAATATCAAAAACCGTAACGGAAGAATGTATCCTATGGAGACACTTTCCCGTGAGGTTACCAGATACAATGAAGCATTTGTTCAGAAAGGTCGTGCTCTCGGAGAACTTGGTCACCCCGATGGACCTACCGTAAATCTTGACCGTGTTTCTCACAAGATTGTTTCTCTCACCGCAGAGGGAAATAATTTTAGAGGAAAGGCACAACTTCTTGAGACACCAATGGGTAAGATTGCAAAATCACTCATTAATGAAGGTGTAATGCTTGGCGTTTCTTCTCGTGGTGTTGGTTCATTGAGAACAACAAATGAGGGTCACAAAGTTGTTGGTGAAGATTTTATGTTAGCAACTGCTGCCGATATCGTTGCCGATCCTTCTGCACCTGATGCTTTTGTTCAGGGAATTATGGAAGGAAAAGAGTGGGTTTGGGAAGGTGGAATTCTTCGTGAACAACTCGCAGAAAACACCAAGAAGAGAATTAACACTCTTGTTGACCAAAAATCTCTTGAGGAACATAAACTCCAACTGTGGAGTGATTTCATCTCAAATCTTTAATTTATAAATAAATATAGATTAATACAAAAATATCTAATCAAAAATGTCCGTTGGTAGCAATTTACAAGAAATGGAAAACGTAGTAACGAAAGGCGCTGCTAAAGCTGACTCAATGCCAAAGGCAGGAAGCAATGCTTCTGGTGTATCTACACCTGGCCAAACTGGTAATTGGGAAGACCTTGGTGGTCCTACTCCAGAAAACTATAGAGCAGACGACAACTCTGCCAAACTCAAGGAACCTTCACTCGCAACTGTCAGTGACGTTGTAACAAAGGGTGCTGGCAAAGCAGATCCTATGCAGAAGATGGCAAGTCCTGTTAAGGAAGAAGAAGAGATTGAAGGAGAGGTTGTCGAAGAGGAAGAGACCACTGCATCTGCTGAAGAAGTAGTTGCTGAAGAAGAAACTACCGAAACCGAAGTAGTTGCCGAAGAGGAAGAAGTTGTAGAGTACAACATGGAAGAAGATGTTGAAGCACTTCTCCAAGGCGAAGAACTCTCCGAAGAATTCCAAGAGAAGGCACGCACCATTTTTGAAACTGCTATCAAGGCAAAAGTTGCATCAATTCAAGAAGAACTGACTGCACAATATGAAGAGGCTCTTGAGGAGCAAGTTGTTTCCATTAAGGAAGAACTGACCGATAGAGTTGACGCTTATCTTGAGTATGTCTGCGAAGAGTGGATGACCGAAAATCAACTCGCTGTTGAGCAAGGACTCAAGACTGAAATGACCGAATCATTCCTTGTTGGAATGAAGAGTCTTTTTGAAGATCATTATGTATCAATCCCT